TTTTTTAACAATCTGCTTGATGCTGCTGCCGCTGTCATGTAATCAACACCGTATGCCTGCATATATGCTTTTGTGGCATTATGCTTTTTCACGAAAAACACGCAGAATTGTTTCTGTTTCTCGTTCAATTCTTCATTTTCACAGACTACTCTTAGTTCTCCTTTTGTGACGGTGTTTGTTCCATCTTTTGGGATATCTTTTTTTACTTTTTTTGTATGCATACTTTTTTTATTTTTTGTATGCGCTACTTTTTTCTTTTCCCGAATCCAGCCATATCTTGTTTTCCAGGACTTCACAGTGGCTTCCGAAACGCCATATTTATCCGCTATGTCCTTGTATTTCATGCCGTTTATATAGTCTTTTTCAGCCTCAATATGTTTCTCAGCCACTCCATCACCGCCCTTTGCATACATTTTAGGGAATCGTATATTTTTTTGCCCCCCTCAAAGGAAAAAGGACTGACATATTACTGTCAGTCCTCCTCGTATTTCTTTTCCAGAACTTTCTTCAAGTTGCAATTATTATGATATTTGAAGCAATTATTTCTCTGAAACTCTTTTTTTTCCTCTTCCGTTTTAAATTTAATAGCATTTTTTGCCCCATTCACTATTCCCTCACACGTTATTGATAATTTTTGAGATCTTAAATAATAAGGGCATTTTGTAAGCTGATCTGCTGTTTTATCATACATGCTCTACTCCTAAAGTCTGTAATCTCTTCTTATGCATCCATCTAATTTTTTCTCTCCAACTTCTACAGGTTCAGTCACTGCATAGCATTTTCCATCATGGCAGCATGGACAACCTGTGCAATTTTCTGGCGTTGCAAAATCTAATATTGAAAATTCCTCGTCTCCCTCTTTTCTCTGGTAATCCTGATACTCTTCTGTTCCATCTTTTCTTTTGACTGCATTCATTAAATGACACCATGCTGGTTTTTCCTTACTTGGATCTTCCACGTCAACATCTTTACATTTTCCTTTAAATATCTCCGATGGTTTTCCACCTTTACATTTGCCCTTATAATAGCAAGGACATTCTGCGCAGTTTTTTACTCTTTTCATCACTAAGCTACTTTGTAAAAGCCATTCTTCACATTCATTTTTTCTGACTCTTTCTTTAAATTTTTCCAGGTAAAATATCAGTTCATCGACTTCTTTTAAATTTTTAAAATCTATCGTTAGGCTGTTCTCTGCAAGTCCTGTTTCAATGCATATATATTTTTCTTTGCATTTTAATTGAATTTCATTCTGTTTATTTCTGTTAAATTCCATTACTGTTAACATAGTTCTTTCTCCTTTTTCATCAATTTTTTTTTGGTTTTTTTAATACTTTTCGGTATGATCTCCTTCTGCTAACAACCACTAATTCACTTTTATTTTCGTACAATATTAGCCAGCTGTCCGGTATAAGTCCTCTCGACTTTAAAAATATTCTTTCCTCCTTTGTCGGTTCTCTTCTTTTATATTCTCTTTTTAACATGTCTCCTCTCCTTTATTTTTCACTAACTGCTTGTCATCAAACCATTTTATCGATCCACCTCCAAACTTTACTTTCGGCTGTCTGATAATGCTTTTTCCTATCTGTTTTACTTCACCGTTTTTTATTGCAGTGAAAAACTGTAATGTTGTTTTATCCATGTTTTCAATACCTCCGTTAAAGTTCAGTTTAAGTGATTATTAATAAAGTTCTATAGTATCTCCAACATGTCCGTCCTCAATTTCTCTTATATGAACTTTCCCATCATTTTCAGCTTTCGCCTTATCATATAATTCACCAAGGATCCTATTCACTGATAATTCATCAAGCTGTTCTCTGTTTCCGTGAATTCCATTTTTCATTTTTTGCATCCTCCAATAAATTCTAATTTAACTGTCCAAAGATTTTCTGATTTCTTCGGATAATTGTGTTTCTCTACCATACAGGTTTTCAATTTCCTCTGCTGCTTTTTCTAATAAATCTTTTATTTTTTTCGGCGTACCAATCGCCCGGTACTGCTGCACCTCTTCAAGCACATTGATTGCCATCTCCTTTGCTTTTACTGGTAAATCCCCATGTGCTTCAATCATATTTAAAATACTAATTGCGTCCTTCTCGTCCATTTGATACTCCTTTCCAGATTGCATGCTGTCTGCACCATTCTTTATCGCCCTGCGTGCACGGTACATCCATTCGTGCCTCCCATCTTCGCTACATACTGTCCGTATGTCATACCGGCTTCCCTTGCCTTTACCGCCATATCAACGACTGCTGCATTCGGATTTTCCATATGCACACCGTATTTCCGCTTTTTATCCTTTTCTCTCCATCTACTCTTTTTACACTTATCACTGCAATACAGACGCTTTGATTTCGTAGCGTCAAATTCTTTCCCGCAATATTTACATTTCTTTTGCATGATTCCGCCTCACTTATTCAAAACCTTCCGCATGGATGTCTTTCTACTGATGACTTCCAATGTGTCCTTGCTCTCGTATACGACCATCCAGTTTTCCGGTCTTAGTTTGTGTGCAGAAATGATCACTTTCTGTGCTCTTGTCGGTTTACTTGGCTGTTTCATATTTCTCCTTTCTCCTTTCTTCCGGAAGCCCCAGCTACGCTTCCGGAAAGTCACTGTCAATAGTTACTGTGATATATTAATCAAAAGTTGGAAAATCCCATTTTTTATAAACAAGCTTGTCCTCGTTCCAATCCGGATACTGCTGCATGAGGTGTTCTCTCATGATTTCTAACATTTCTTGTCTTAGTCCAAGATTGCCATTGTCCAGCAGTCCGTGATGAA